CGTGCCATCCTTCATGTCTCATCACTGACATCAGAACACCAGGACGATGCATGTATGCCCTGCTGAGGAAGAAGTTGTTACCTACAGTATGGTACACACCTCTGTGACCTACAGGAAAATACTTCTGGTCAGCTAGAAACACATTAACTCCGACCTTATCCAGGGCAGAGAGCATTGTGTCGAACTCGTCAGCAACAACAGTATAATCACTGTTGGGATAAGCGTCAGCAATATCACTGATGCTTTTGACTTTAGCGACTCCATCGGTACACTCCCTGAGTAGCATACAACCCATGGCATCCATGGTGAAGTATCCTTTGGTAGGTTCAGATCTTACAGGTGCCACTGCTCCATGGAGCATACCAAAAAGGGCACCACTGATAACAACGTCTCTCAACCTCATGGCATGGGCACGGCGGGGGGAGCAATAGGTCCAGTAGTCTCAGGCAGTGCTGGCATAGCAGAGTCCAGCAGTCCAGGCAGAGCGTTGCCTACACCATCGATAGCTGCTTGAGTTACCTTCGCCTTGACACCCTCTACGATAGCATCACGCTGTACATAAACAGCGACGCCAGCGCCAACAGTGGTAGCAGATAGAATAAACCCCGCAACACCGAGTACATTAATTAGTCTTTGCATAGTAAGCCTCATAGTATTTAATAATTCCGAAGGATGTAGCGTTACCTTGCGAAACCCAATCGTGAGCACATTCATACAAACTCTGGGTGCTATAGGTAGGTTCACCATTCGGTTCCATCGGAGGTCCATACTTCTTGAGAAGAATAGTCAGGACCTCATCCCTCAGTTTTAGTTTGGCATCTGAGTAACGCCAGTCTTCACGTGTTGTCACTTGAATCCTCCTTTGTGATCCATGACCTGAATACTAACACAGTTACCTGTCTGACACCACTCGAACCAAGCAGCACGTGCTAGGTCCCAGTCATCAAAGACAACTGCCTTCTTATTCTTGAACACAAGCTTGTACTTGTGTCTGTCATAGGGTTTGTCGCAGGTCTGCTTAAAGTAAGTCATGAACATTCCAGTGGAGGTTACCAGCGACAGTGACACGTTCCTTATCCGTTGAGTGGAAAGGATACACAGCATGTCGCGTGTTGGCAGGGAACATAAGCATTCGCCCGTTCCATTTGAAATCCACAGGCAGGAGAGTGTTCTCTAATTGAAAGCACCCATCACTGCCATGGTTCTTTCTCTCATCTGCCCCGTAAGGCAGGTCAATAAAGATCACGAAGCTCATAACTCCGTGGTGAGAATGAAGTGGATTGTACTCACCCTTCCTCTGGAAGTTAACCCAGAGGTCACGCAGTTTGAGGTAGCGTTTGTCGTAGACGGATCCATTCCATGGGCAAGTGTTGAGGCAGGGATTTCCCTGTCCCTCTTCACTATACCACAAGTTTCCTGCTTCTAGCAACAGGTAGTCTTCCAGTCCACTGACTGGCACTAGGGATGACTGCTGCTTCATAGCACCGACGAGTCTATCGTCCATGTCCCAGCAGTTGTCACTCCTACGTGCCTTTGCTTGTAGTCTCAGTTCTTTGTAGAGATCAATCGGTAGTTGCGTCAGCATCTTTATCCCTTACATCATAAATGATTTCAATTTTTCTCCAGCGTTGAGTGCGATCAACACATTCAAAGTGATGTGCCTCACCCTCAAGGAGTTCGCTAATCTTTTCGACCAGATTGTTAGCGATGTTCATGTTGGTCACGTTCATTCTGCTGCTCTCCATTCCTTTCTCATCTCCACATAAATCGGATCCTTAGCTGCCAGGTCTCTCTTTTCTTTGAAGATGCGGGCGCTCCTAGCCTTTTCACAGGTGGCATGACTTGCTGACTGGGGAGTGATATTACCCTCGGCGTCGTATTTTTTCCCCGAAGGATGATTAGCATACCGTCGGGCGCGAGTAAATCCCATCTCAAGGAACTTCCGAGCCATGTCCATACCAATGAAATCCTGTCTGGACTTGTAGTCACAGAACATTTGGTATATTGTATTAGAAGATTTGTGAGCCGCAGTTTCATTTACGAACCTCCAATGAGCGCATATGTCGTTAGTGTAAGGGCGTACCAGTAGCACTCCTTGCTCTCCCCTTCCAATACGATAAAGTTTGCGAGTCTCTTCATCGGTAAAATCAAGGGTGCCATAGGGCAGTTCATAATCAAACTCTTTCATCAGTGGAAGTTGTGTAGGTTGTGCCAGACAGTTTCAATGTGCATGTTACCCTTGAAGTAACCAGCAACAATGATGCTGATACCAAACAAAAAACATGCCACCAGACTTAATACTAGCGGCACGGTAGGGTTTTGTGGTTTCATATGGATAGTATACTCTCTTGCTGCTTCAAGTAGAGCTTCATGTAACACTTACACAACTGTCTGATCTCCTCCAGGTTCAGACCGTCCAGGTCACGAGACATCTTCTCGTACGTGAACATTCTAGAGGTAGTCTTGAGTTCTATTTCGTCGGGGTTCATGATGGATAGTCCCAGTGAGTAATGAATTCTGCTTTGTGTGACGGACCCCAGTTGCCTTCGTGATACAGGTAAGGAGTAGTTCTAATCCTACATGAATCACCAGTACAGAGGAGATCATCAACGATTCTCCAGGACTCTAGCACCTCATCACCATGGACAAAGTGTGATTGATCACAGTTCAGAGCATCATAGAACAGAGTCACGTATCCATCGAGAGCACCCTCTGGATACTTGTGTGTCAGTGTTGCCAGCTCTACATGTTCTCCTAGTCCAGGAGATTTGATATCAATCTGAACGTCCAGGTGAGGATCAGGTTGGATGCGAATCACAATCCTGTCATTCACTTCACCTTCATACAAAGCAAGAGGTGGGGCTTTCAGTTTGATAACAACTTCGACACCCTGGTAGGGCATCTTCTTACCAGTCATGAAGTAGAAAGGCACGCCTTTCCATCTCCAGTTATCTATATAGATGTCTCCTGCGACAAAGGTTGGGATCGGAGAGTTGGAACTCACCCCTTCCTCGTCACGGTAGCCAACATACTGACCGAAGAGTGTCTTCTGTCCCAGTCTAGCAGCAGCAAGGACCTTGGTCTTCTCTCTACGAATCTCCTTAGCATCGAGTCTACATGGAGGTTCCATTGCTATGAGTGACAGGACCTGAAGCATATGGTTCTGTAGCATGTCACGTACAGCACCAGCATGTTCATAGTATTGTGCTCTGCCTTCACAACCAATAGTCTCAGTGGCAAAGATCTGAACCTCGCTTATGAAGTTCCTGTTCCATAGTGGTTCAAACAATATATTGCTAAACCTAGTAGCAAGTATGTTATTGACAGTATCTTTACCGAGATAATGGTCAATGCGATATACTTGTTTCTCGCGTAGACGTCCGCTAACCACAGACTGTAGATGATTAGCAGATTGGTAATCGGTGCCAAAAGGTTTCTCAATAATAACTCTAGATCTATCCGCATCTTCTAGCAACCCCGCGTCTGTAAGATTGACAATGGCAGACTCGTATCTCTCGGGTGGTACCGACAGGAAGTAGGTACGATCCTCTGCCCAAGGTAAGTTACCCAGTGACTCAGGGTTTCCAAGGTCACTAGGCTGCCAAGCAAGTCGATGACGGAATGATTCATCGAACTGGTCAGCATTGATCATGGACAACCAAGCATCCTTGGAGATCTCTCTGCGAGATGTACCAACGATGACGAGGTTATCAGGTAGGAGACCCTTGGTGTGTAGATTATACAGAGCAGGTATCAATTTCCTACGGCACAGATCTCCCGTTGCGCCGAAGATCACCACCTCTCTAGTGAGCGGTACCGTTTCCGTCATAGTCGTCCGAGTCGTAGTAGTTATTTTCACCTTTTCGTTTCCCGAAATAGATGGTGGCACATACAAAGGGTACTGCTGCCCAAAGTAAGACATCAGCGAACGTCATGACCACCAAACTTGTAGCGCATACCATTCAGAACCTTGGTTGCGAAAGCGTCAAGATGGCGCGAACCAAAACGTTCAAAGAGAGCAGTGCTGAGTACAGGAGCGGGTACCCCAAGGTCCACAGCAGCATTAACAGTCCACCTGCCCTCGCCAGAGTCACTGACGCCCCCATCGAACTTAGCAAGCTCGTGATCGCTGCGAAGTACATCAGCAGTAAGGTCAAGTAACCAACTGCCAACCACGCTACCGCGACGCCACAACTCAGCCACTTCAGCGACGTCAATGTCATAGCAATAATCTTCTGGGTGTGCCATGGGTGCGACCTCGGCATCTCCCTCTTTGACATACTTAGATCCAGCGTTTGCTTCATGGAGAATGTTGAATCCTTCAGCATATGCTTGCATGATACCATACTCGATACCATTGTGAACCATCTTCACAAAGTGTCCAGCACCTGGTGGTCCACAGTGTAACCAACCATGCTCGCTGCTGGTTTCATAGTCGAGAGGGTTCGTACGAGAGGCAGATCCGATACCTGGTGCGAGTGCCCTAAAGATTGGAGCGCAAGTGGATACTGCGCCAGTTGTACCACCAACCATAAGACAGTATCCACGATCCAAACCGTAGACACCACCGCTAGTCCCACAGTCAATATATTGGATACCCAACTTAGCAAGCCTCTCTGCCCTTTGTCGAGAGTCCTTAAAATTGCTATTGCCATGATCAATAATAATATCTCCCTCCACACAAAACTGTAATAGCTCATTGAGTGTCTCCTCTACTGTTTCTGCGGGGACTACCATCATAAAGACACCAGGTGCCTTGGTAATGATAGTTTCGCCTGACTTCTCTCCGTAAATGGATTTCTGAGAGTGTACTACTTGAACAAGGCTTTCCAGAGAAGTGGCATATCCACTGATATAACCCTTCTCAAATTGTTCATTTGCTTTTTGAACATTGTTACGATAACCATGTACTTCAATGCCTGCTTTGATCATACGGCGGGACATGCCTTCGCCCATCCTGCCAAGACCGATGATTCCTACTTTCATTTTTCTCTAAAATATTCTGGTAAAGGACAACCCTTGAAGTCGTTGATCTCATCAACGGCGAGGACAAACATTGTAGCAAACCCCACGCAGAATGCGAACAACATTTGTGGGAAGTTATAGTTACCCATGTATGCTGTCGGATCAGGCTCATCATCATGTGGATGAAGATGCTTGCTGATCTGTTCTATTCTTTTTTTCTTTTCCTCGTCACCATTCTTCGTCATGATCTGGGTCCTCCCATTCAGGTTCATACATGGGACAAGGTTCCTCAAAGAGGTGACCCATTCTTAACTGAAGGATTCTCTCTCTAAGTCCCTTGTAAAATTCCCTCTTCTCGTCGTGGTTCATTTACCTTTAACTAGATCTTCTACTTGTTTACGGACACGATCTTGCTCGTGTTGTTGACGAAACAAATTAAGGTAACCTCTCTTCCCATGGTAGATCAGATGCCCTTGGTAGAGCATCGTTACTCCGAAAAGGAAGAGAAGTATAGTGGCAATCAGTTCAATGTGATTTTGAGCCATGGGAAGATTGGATCGATTACTCCAATAAGTCGAAGCAAACCTTCAGCAAAAAGTGCAAGAACAACCCAGCCAACACACATTGAAATAATTGAAGCATTACGATTGTGTTTTCGTATGGCATCATCAATCATCTCCTGTACTTGCTCCTTGGTTGTGTACCCAGGAGGTGGTGGTGGTTTTTTGAATATGCTCACTGGATTAACTCCATTGCTGTATGTAGCTCACGCGAATGCTCTAGCTCATCGTTCAAGATCTCAAGGATCTTTTCATCAGGTCCATTGAACCCGAGGAACTTGGCATAGGTTTCTGCCGCATGAATTTCTACTTCATATGACAGGTGGTAAGCAGCGCGAGGAGCCAACCAATAGTAAACCACGTTAACCCAATAGTAGATGAGTACGAGGTGTCTGGCAACAAAACGATCAACCCAATAACGATTACCGCCCCTGCTTTCCATATACTCCAGATGTTCTGTTTCATTTACAGATTGCTCGAAGTGTTGCTTCATTAGATAAAGATGTTCGGGACCGCGAAGTCCCATGCTCTCTCGGAAATGAAGTACACTAAGGAAAGCGAAGTAAGGTGCCCGAGCAATCTCCTCAAGCACCCAGAATCGAGGGTAGTCACGACCTCTGTATAAGAAGTCAAGTAAAAGCACAGTAATATCTAATACGACTGTGTTAAACTTTTTCATTGGACATGTACCGTTCCGATCATTCCAGCACCCTTGTGGGGAGCACACCAATAAGTATAGTCACCTGCCTCAGTAAAGACAACCTCAAAGTCTTCACCTGGTAACATTGCCAGGGCTTCGTGACTTAACTCATCATGATCTTCTACCACCACGTTGTGCGGGGGCAGCATGTTGTTGACAAAATGAACTGATTCACCAGCGGTGATTGTAACTTCTGCTGGATCAAAAACTAGGTTCCCATTAGATCCCATCTGGACATCAACTGCCCATGCTGGCAACGCGAGGAACAATGAAGCGAGAAACGCAAAGAAAAACTTCATTAAAAAAGCGATAGCTGTAGGTATTTACACTACAAACTATCGCATGTTTCAAATTATTGTCAGCGTTAACTAACAAGCCCCGCTGCTCTTGCTCCCTTGATTTTAGACCACTCTTCACGCAATGCGTGGTCACTATACTTCAGTACAAGGTCTGCTCTCTTGTCTTGACCACGTGCTTTGAGACGTTCGATAGCATCGCCATAGAACCCACCGTGATGGAGTTGTTCAAACTTAGCTAGAGTCTCATCAGTGAAGGCATCACCATGGTTCTTCCACATCTCGTAGGTCATACCATTTGGTTGCTCATAGATCACACCGTCTCTGATGACACGTACGTACTGCCAGATGGTCTGATCTTCAAACGCCTCATTGAGTTGGAGGATACGTTTCTGTACTGCCTTCATCTCTTTGACAAACAACAGTGACTTACTGAAGTCTGCTTCCTTAATCACACGGTGATCAGGGAACATGGGATGAGGAGCAGCATCTCTGGTAGGTCTCAGGTAACCAGTGAACCAGCGAGGGCATGGAGTGTTCCTCATATCCTCATAGAATACCAGGTCACCCCAGCAATACACTGAGGGTTGAGAAGCACGGCGCATGATCTCCTCAGCGATCATATATGCCTGCTTGAATTGACCCTTGGCACTGGAATAGATAGCACCATTCTTCTTACACCAGGCACGAACCCACTTGGTTTGTTCTTGGTGACGACAGGTATCATGGACGATTACTTCACACCCTGGGAATCCTACGTGAAGGGTCTTCAGTGTGGTGACACCAGCAGGGAGTGATGCTTCGTCCTTAGTGTCAATGATTACGTGAACTTTCCAGGACATTATGGTCAGACTATTGTTCTGATATATTTAGGACACAACGTCGCGAACATAGCAGGGCACACGGTCAGGGTCCAACCACTTGGTGTACTCGAAGTCTTCCATGGCATAGTCAAGCTGAATGGAGTTGTCGAGAAGATACATGTCCTTGTACCGCTTGATCCACTCATCATACTTTTGGATGCGGTAGTCAGG